AATTTAATACCCGAAGTAGGAGATATAATACTTTTTAGGAATAATTTTTTTGAAGTAGATTCAAAAATAGAAAACCAACTTATTTTAGGAAGAGATCCAGATTATGCTTTATCTACAGAAGTAGCAAATCATGGTGATAGTTTTTCTATTATAATTAATGCTCATATTTCAAGAGTAGAAAAATTAAATTTAATACCTCTTAGAGGAGATAAATACCCAGTAACTATTAAAAGTTATGGTGGAGAAGCAAATAATTAATAAAAATGGCAGATAGAAAAGACATAAACCCAAGAAGACCAATACCTTCTTCACATTATGATAAATTAAGAAATAATTTATCTGCTAATTTTAACCCTGGATTTCCTTCTATTGATGGAGGATTCCCTGGTCCTGATACTAGACCTAGTACTAATATAGGAACCCATATTACAAGAAAAGATGATACAGTACAAGACATCTCAATAGGCTTACAAGATCATGATGAAGCTATAATGTATTATTTTAATAAAGTTATAAAACCTTCAGTTATTGTAGGAGGTAATAGAACAAACGTTCCTATAATTTATGGTTCTCCAGAAAGATGGAAAGGAGTACAAAAAGATGGCTATTATAGAGATAAAGAAGGCAAAATACAAGTTCCTCTTATTATGTTTAAAAGAGATAGTGTTGAAAAAAGAAGAGATTTAGGAAATAAATTAGATGGTAATAATCCTCAATTATATTATACTTTTCAAGAAAAATATACTAAAAGAAACAGATATGATAATTTTTCAGTTTTGCAAGGAAGAAAACCTCAAAAAGAAATGTATAGAGTAATAGTACCTGATTTTATTAAATTAAATTATACGTGTACTATTTGGTGTGATTATGTAGCTCAAATGAATAAATTAATAGAAATGATTAATTACACTTCAGATTCATATTGGGGGGATCCAGAAAGATTTCAATTTAATACAAAAATCGATACTTATAATAATACAACAGAAGTATCTCAAGGAGATAATAGAGTTGTAAAAACAGATTTTGGTTTAACTATACAGGGTTATTTAGTACCTACTAGTTTAAATAAAGAACTTCTTAATGCTAATATGAATAAAGCTTTTAGTAGATCTAAAATAATATTTAACACAGAATTAGTAACAACAATAGAAGAT